CCTTTTGTTGCTTGTGGTTCAAGTGATGCTTTTTCTTACCATACTGAAAAGAGAGTAGGTAAGTGTCACTCTTGTGGTGGTAATTACCCATCAAGAGAAGAAACATATGACTGGGCAGAAGACAGTTATCCTAAGAAAGAAAGAGATAGTATGAATGTAACAGAGTTTACACCTAAAAGAATAGAAAGTGTATCTGATGGTCGTCACCTACCCCACCGAGGGATTTTGCAGAGTACTATGCAAGACTTTAATGTACTTACATATGACGACAGACAAGAGTACATATACCCCTCTGGGGGAATTAAGGTTCGTAACCTAGAAGAGAAGGCTTTCTATGCAAAGAATGGTTTCAAAGGTGATGAACTATTTGGTATGAACTTATTCCCTGCTGGTTGTAGTCGTATAGTAACAATAACAGAAGGTGAGTTAGACGCTTTATCAGCCGCACAGATGCTTGGTAAGCAGTACACTAACCCTGTTGTGTCGTTACCTTCAGCTACACCATCTAAGAAGCTATGGGAGAACTGTAAGGATTGGTTAGGTAGCTTTGAGAAGATTGTCTTGTCTGTAGATAATGATGAGGCAGGTAATGCTTTAGCTGATCGTATGGCTAGGTTGTTTCCTAATAAAATATATCGTGTACAGCATGGTGAATTTAAGGATGCTAATGACTTTCTACAAGCAGGTAAAGGTATAGACTTTAAGAACTTATGGTGGAAGCCAGTTAAGCATACACCAGAGAACATACTTAACACTGCTGACCAGTTCCTTAAGTTGTATGAAGATACACCTGAGCATGTATACTACCCTACAGGAATACAGGCACTAGACGATAAAGTCTTAGGTCTTATGCAAGGTCACTTCACAGTGTTTAAAGCACCTACAGGTATAGGTAAGACTGAGCTTATGAGATACATGGAATACAGTATGTTGAAGCAAGGTGTACCTATTGCCGCATGGCACTTAGAAGAAACTAAACTAAGGTCTTTACTGGGTCTTGTGTCGTATGAAGTAGGTGATAACCTAACAAGACGTGACTTGATCGAAGAGAAGGAAGCTGACAAACTTGTAAGAGAAGCTATAGGTAACTTAACTAAAGATGAAAACTTTTATCAGTTCTACTTAGGTGATGGTCAAGGTACAGACGAACTAATAGATCAGATAAGATTCTTTAGTCAGGCTTGTGACTGTAAGTTTGTTTTCTTTGAACCTATACAAGACGTAGTTGTAGGCACATCAGAAGAAAGTAAAGAAGCTATGTTAGCTGACTTATCTATACGACTATCTAAGTTAGCCGCAGAGCTTAACGTAGGCATTGTTACCATTGCTCACACTAATGAGAATGGTGACCCTAAGTACTGTAAGATGATAGGTCAACGTGCGTCTGTAATTATAGACTTACACAGAGATAAAGAAGCTGAGAGCTTAGAAGAACGTAACACGACTTACCTAAAGGTCGAGAAGAACAGACCTTGTTCAGAAGAAGGACAAGCAGGTAAGTTAGCATTTAACTTAGACACATTTATGTTGAGGGAGATATTATAATGCCAGAAATTAATGTAGAAGACTTCAGGAAAAAAGATTGGGTTTATACTGGTCGTAAAGCTAACGGAGAAGCTAAGTTCAGAAAATATACAGAACAATCTTTAGAACACGTTAAGGGTTATCTTGATTTAAAAGGTATATCTTATGTAGTTTATGAGAAGCCTTGCCTCATATTTATATATAAAGAGAAAGATCCAGTTAGTGAGTATAGCCCAAGGTATGCGTACTACTACACTACAGGTCAATGGGGAGATGATAAAAGAAGAAAGCATTATCACTCTGATGGCATAGAGCATTTTATTAGTACTTATTTTAAAACCCCAGAAGAAGATAAGATATACTGGGACATTAAGAACGGAGTTAAGTAGATGGCAATATTCGATATAGAAACAGATGGGTTTAACCCCACAAAGATACACGTACTATCTTACACAAATGAAGAGGGTGAGATACAATCTACTTTTGACTATGAAGAGATGAGAACATTCTTTCTTAACGCTGACACAGTTATAGGTCACAACATAGTTAGGTACGATATACCTGTAGTGGAAAAGATCCTAGACATAAAGGTAGACGCTAGGATCATAGATACGTTACCTCTAGCTTGGTACATAAACCACAGCCTACAGAAGCATGGACTAGCACAGTATGGTGATATGTATGGTGTACCTAAACCTAAGATTGATGATTGGCAGAATCTAAGTCCTGAAGAATATCAGTACAGGTGTGAAGAAGACGTTAGGATCAACGTAAGGTTATGGAAAGACTTAGATAGGAAGCTAAGTAAACTATACCCCCACAGTGGAAATAAGGATAGACTTGTTGACTATCTTACATTCAAGATGGAGTGTGCTAGAGAGCAAGAGACCCTCCAGTGGAAATTGGACGTAGATAAAGCAGAGAGTTACTTACAAGACTGGGAGAACCTAAAAGCTGAGAAGACAGAGATGCTTGCTGATGCTATGCCACGTAGGATTATTACAGCAGTACGTAACAAACCTAAAGTTATGCACAAGAAGGATGGATCTCTATCAGCAAATGGAGAGAAGTGGGTTGCACTATGTAAAGAACAGAAACAACCTGAGACTACTGTATCTCTAACAGTTAAGACAGGTGAAGAAAGAGCTAACCCTAACAGTACAGATCAAGTTAAGGATTGGTTGTTCTCACTAGGTTGGAAGCCACGTACCTTCAAGTACTTAACCGACAAGAAGACAGGGGACACGAGGAAATTAGAGCAAGTACGTAAGGATGCAGACTTGTGCAGTTCAGTAAAAGAACTGGCAGACATAGAACCTGCTATCAGTCTACTTGAAGGTCTATCTGTTTTGTCGCATCGTATAGGTGTCATAAAGAGTATGGTCAACGCTCAAGTAGATGGGTACGTACAGGGGAATATAGCTGGACTGACTAACACTCTTAGGTTTAAACATGCCAAGCCTCTTGTTAATTTACCATCAGTTGATAAGCCATATGGTAAAGAGATACGAGGTTGTTTGATTTGTCCAGAAGGTTATACATTGTGTGGTGCTGACATGACCTCACTAGAGGATACAACTAAACGTCACTACATGAAGCCACTAGACCCTGACTACGTAGAAGAGATGTCTAAAGAAGGGTTTGATCCACACTTAGACTTAGCTAAACATGCAGGTGTTATTACACAAGAAGATATAGATAAGCATAACAGTGGAGAAAGATCTTTATCAGCCCTACGTAAGAATTACAAAGTAGTTAACTACAGTGCTACTTATGGTGTTGGCGCTTCTACTCTATCTCGTAACACTGGGATGCCCTCTAAGGACGCAAAGAAGCTCCTAGAAGCCTTCTGGTCACGTAACTGGTCAGTCTATAAGGTAGCTAGTACAGCCCGTACAAGGGACTTATTTGGCTCTACATGGCTATACAATCCTGTATCGGAATTCTGGTACAGTCTCAGGAGCGACAAGGATCGCTTCTCTACATTAAATCAAGGAACAGGAGTATTTTGTTTTGACAGTTGGGTATCTTTATGTCGTCGCTACGGAATTAAAACCATCGGTCAATTCCACGATGAAATCATCGCACTCGTACAAGAAGGAGAAGAAGAACAAACTAAGGCTACAATGGAGCAAGCTATTGAAAACCTTAACCAAAAGCTAGAACTTAACGTACCACTAGGTGTAGATGCACAGTTCGGTAAGAGCTACGCAGACATACACTAACTTTATTTTTTTGTCTACCTTGCATATTGTCAAATTTAGACGTTATATATAAGTACCAACAGCCGAAAGGAACTCGACATGGCTAAATACACAATGGATATGATACTTGAATACGCTAAAGTATTTCCAGAAAACGCAGACATGGGTAGTCCAGATGGACCTCGTGCCGCACAAGCAGTACATCAGAATGGTGGGCAGTTTATTACTAATGCTTACTTCACTGATGAAGAACAAATCAGCAAGCTAGAAGCTGAAGGTTTAGACCTACATCCTATGAATAGTGACCGCATACGACAAGGTAATGCAGATCTAGGAATAGGTAAGTACATGAAGGTCAAGCGTAAGGTTTCTGATGTAAAGAACTTTACAGACCGTAATGGTGAACCTGTCACGATTGATTATGGTGGCGCACCTAAAGTTGTTAACCTAACTGAAGGTCGTGAAAGTAAACGTATGTGGGACTTCTCTAGTGATGGACCACTAGGTAATGGTACTAAAGCTAAAGTACAGTTTGAAGTATATGCTAATGGTGCAGGTGTACGTCTACTAAACGTAGGTGTTACAGATCACGTACCATATGAAGATAACGTAGTGTCAGAAGATGATGAACTGTTTAACGTCTAGGAGTAGAAAATGAGAGTAAGTGTTAATGCATACATGGAAAAGGATGATGATGGTTACAGTGGGAGTGTTGATATGAGCAGGGATGATATTACAGAAGCCCATGAGTTAGCTCAACTCTTTGCTGAAGCCGCACATGCTTTTGGTTTCACATATGTTAAGTCTGTAGGTTTTGAATGTGAAGATGGTGAAATGATGTGGGGCGACACTTAAATGGACATGGGGAAGGTACTAATCGATGGTGATATAATTGCTTATCGTGCGGCCTTCTCCACTCAACAGGATGGGTCGTCAGATACAGAAATGAAAGTTGACGATCTTATCCAGTTCATTTTAGAGAAGACTGTATTATTCCCAGAGTTAGGTTTAGATTATGAGGTGTACTTAACTGGAAAAGGTAACTTCAGATATGATATAGCTAAATCACACCCCTACAAGGGAAATAGAAAGCACGTTGAGAAACCTAGACACTTGCAACACGCCAGAGATTACATGGAGAGCAAGTATAAAGCTACTGTAAGCCAAGGAGAAGAAGCTGATGATCTTATCGCAATGGAAGCCGCCAAACTAAATTACAAGGCTTGTGTAGCCTCTATAGATAAAGACATGCTACAGATACCCTGTTGGCATTTTAACATCGTTAGAGGTGACTATCTAGAAGTAACCCCCTTCGGGGGAATTAAGTTCTTCTATACTCAGATACTAACAGGAGATAGAGCAGACAATATAGTAGGTCTGTTTCGTGTTGGTCCTGTCAAGGCTAAGAAAATACTAGAAGATGCAGAAACAGAAGAAGATCTCTGGGACTGTGTAGTTAAGGCCTACGATGGAAATGAGGATAGAGTATTAGAAAACGCTAGGCTGTTATGGCTTAGGAGAGAAGAGGCAGAAATATGGCAACCACCAAAAGTAAGATCCGACAACAAGCTATAAAGAATGGTTATCGTTCTGGGCTTGAGGATGTCATATCAGAAGACCTCAAAGAGAGGGGTGTAGATTTTGGCTACGAGACTGTCAAGATAAAATGGCAGTTAATCGAAAGTAAGACCTACACCCCTGACTTCATATTACCTAATGGTGTAATAATTGAAAGTAAAGGACGCTTTGTTCCAGACGATAGAAAGAAGCATCTTAAAGTTAGAGAGCAGAACCCTGACCTTGACATAAGGTTTGTGTTTAGTAATAGTAGGAATAAGATTCGTAAAGGATCTAAGACTACATATGCTATGTGGTGCGAGAAGAATAACTTTCTATATGCAGATAAAAGGATACCCGACGAATGGATAAAGTAACGTATAATGTACATAGAGTAATAAATGGACCATTTCAATGCCCTGAAGGTAATTGGTGGTTAACATGCAGTGTAGAAGATGTAGAAGCTAAGGAGATGTTTGAAGACGATATACCTTTTATTAACTTTGATGCCGCCTATAAGTTTCAATCTTACTTTTTATCTACTATAGATCCTATAGTTATAAACATACCCGACGAAGGAAATGAATATGTCTAAAACAGCAGTTGTATTTAGTTGCGCTCATAGTGACCCGACTACAAGTAATGAAAGATTTGATTGGCTAGGAGAATTAATATATGACGTTAACCCCAATTATATCGTTGACCTCGGTGACGGTGCTGATATGCGTTCTCTCAATAGTTTTGATACTAGGAGTCCTGAAGCTATTGTCAGTCAGAGCTATGAACAAGATATCGAACATTACAATGAATCTATGGATAGGCTCAGACAAAAGCCTAGTCAACGCAAGTACAAAAGACCAAGATGGATTGGGTTCGAAGGCAACCATGAAAACAGGATCAAGAAAGCACTCAAGAGCGACCCCAGACTTGAGGGAGACAAATACGGGATATCCTTCGGGCATCTTCAAACAGACCACTGGTTCGACGACTACCACGAATACAGAAACTCAGGACCATCTATAGCTGAATATGATGGTGTGTCGTATGCACACTTCTTCCAAGCAGGTAACTTCGGTTCTGCTGTATCTGGATTACACCACGCTAATACTCTGTTAGGTCACAGATATACAAGCTCTACTTGTGGCCACAGTCACAAACGAGATCTAAAGTTTAAGGATGGAGCTAAAGCTATAGGTCTTGTAGCAGGTTGCTTTAAAGGTGCTGAAGAAGGTTGGGCAGGTCAGTCTAATCTTGATTGGTGGAAAGGTGTAGTAATCAAACGTGAGATAGAAAATGGTATGTATGAACCAGAGTTTGTATCACTTAAGAGGTTAAAGGAGTTGTATGGGTAAACGTAGCAACTTTGAGAGAGTACCCAGAGACTACTATCCTACGCCCATAGAAGCTGTTGAGCCTCTTATATACCACTTACCCTACGCATTTGACTATGTAGAGCCTTGCGCTGGTGACGGACGACTAATAAGACACATAAACAAACTAACTCAAGGTACAGGAGAATGTATATATGCTAGTGACATTGAGCCAAGACATACTGACATATTTACTTCTAATGCTCTTAATCTTGATTTTGGTGGCTATGGAGTAATGGACTACATGATAACTAATCCACCTTGGGATAGAAAAATATTACACAGTTTGATAGACCATTGGTTAGGTATATGTCCTACTTGGTTATTGTTTGATGCTGATTGGATGCACACTAAGCAGTCAGCTTTGTTTATGACTTATTGTTCTAAGGTTGTGTCAATAGGTCGTGTTAAGTGGATAGAAGGAAGTAAGAGTGTAGGTAAGGACAACTGTTGTTGGTACTTATTTGATGCGTTTAAAGAAGATATGAAACCAACAGAATTTTATGGAAGAGTAGTATGACAATAGGATTTAGAGAATACCAACAGAAAGCAGTTAGCTTTGCTATATACCCTGCAACGCATAAAGTTCTATACCCAGCTTTAGGTTTATGTGGTGAGACAGGTGAAGTAGCCGAGAAGGTTAAGAAGCAAGTAAGAGATGGTGTGTTTAATAGACATGAGGTAGCGAAGGAATTAGGTGATGTACTGTGGTACTTATCTAACTTAGCTAACGACATAGGTTATAACTTAGACGAGATAGCTGATATAAACATAGAGAAGCTAACCAGTCGTAAGAACAGAGATAAGATAAAAGGATCAGGAGATAACAGATGAAAATATTAAGAGCGTTTGGTAGATGGTGGTATAGGTTTATTAACTATATGATTACGTGGCAGATGCACAGAGATGCAGTTAAGCACCTAAACAAACTAACTGATAGAGAGCTAAAAGATATAGGTCTTACTCGTGGCGACATAGATCGTATGATATGGTTTAAAGAAGACAGACAAGATAGAGGGACTAAAGAATGAGCGACAACTACTTACCAACAGACTACCAATCATTTATACACAAGTCACGTTATGCTCGTTGGTTAGAAGCAGAAGGTAGGAGAGAGTCTTGGGGAGAGACAGTAACTAGGTATATGGACAACTTAGTTAAGCCAGCTTTAGGAGATCACCCTAAGCAGATAGCAGAGATAGAAGAAGCTATACTAAACTTAGAAGTTTGTCCTAGTATGCGCGCCCTCATGACTGCTGGTCCAGCTTTAGCTCGTGACAATACAGCAGGTTATAATTGCTCTTACTTAGCTGTAGATGACATAAAAGCATTTGATGAAGCTATGTTTATCTTACTGTGTGGTACAGGTGTAGGCTTCTCTGTTGAAAGACAATCTATACAGAAGCTACCAGAAGTACCTGATAATATGTTTAACAGTGAAACTACTATCATTGTAAAGGACAGTAAAGAAGGTTGGGCTAAGTCTCTAAGACAACTCGTAGCTTTACTATATAGTGGTGAGATACCTAAGTGG